AACCACTTGGAAGCCAGTGCCTGGAACATAAAGTCCTTGCTTCTCAACGGTGTCATCAACCACCACTGTTTCTCCCATCGTATTAACATTTAGGCCGAGGACATTAAGGAAGACACATCCTTTTGCAGCAGCGCCAAAAAAGCAAATTCTTCCTAGTTCGCCAGTGGCAAGAACATCGTTAAAGTCACTGCGCAATTTCGCTATTGTTTGATCAAAATTACACGAATTAACGGCTTTTTGCTCTTTTTCTTTAACAGCAGACAGGTCCAATGCTGGCGCACCAATTTCTTTATTTGTCATCCAAAGTCGCATGGTGCCACCATGAATAGACTGAGGAAGAAGTGCAATAATCCTTAGCCCATATTGCTTGAACAACTCTTCCAATGGAGCGAGAAGCCAATAATAATAATGCTCGTGATAAAACTGATCAAATTGTCCCGTAGTAATAGTTTCTAGCGTGTAAGGAAATTCCAGCACCCACACTCCATCCAGGAATTTAACGATGCCTCGCATGAAGGCATGAACGTCTTTGGTGTGTTGAAACACATTGGTTGAAACAATTAAATTGGCCTTTGGCAAATCCATGGTTTCATTAAATTGACCACATACGAATTCATTTCCAGCCAGCTCATTCACCTCTCGCAAGTTGTGGCCCATATCCACGTTGATAAAACGACTGGGCTTGGTTCCGCTCCACCACTCATGCTCTGTTGATGCACTGCGAAAGGCATTTAGCAATGTTCCGTCATTGCCGCCAATGTCAATAACAGTAGACAAATTGAGATGGCAAAGACTTTTGTATAGCTGCTTGCAATGGTCAATATATGGCTGGCTTACTCCGCTTCGGTAAAGATAGTGCTTATAAAGAATTTCCGGATCAACTGCATAGTCCAAGTGAATGGTCAAGTCTTCTTCAACAATGGCTTTCAGGGGAAATTGTTCTGCCTCCATCGCCTCCTGCCTGCTATTGCACAGATTATTTACCAGCGGCTGCGTGCCCAAGTCAAGGATGGTTTTAATCATTGTCAATTAATAAAGCCCAAGTGGGCGCAGCTCATTGGCATATTACCAAAGAATTTGTCCTTGTACAGAACAATGCCCGAAAGTAAGCGCTCACTGAGAAAGGCCATAGCTCGTTGGTCGTATCCTTCTAGGGTCATGATCTGCTCCTTGTATGCGTCCCACACGGGCCACAGGCAGTCGAACAAGACCTTCATGACTCGTTCGTAGGAGGCTCTAGGACCAAAGAGCATTGGACCTCCTTGGAATTGGTTCTGATTCCATATGCCAGCCATCTCTGATGCCGTGAACGGCAACTTTCCCTGCACTGCTAGTTCCATTGTCATTTCAATGCCAGGAAATGAATGCCCCCCTTGAAACTGCTGAGCGAGGGAGCAGCTAAAGATGCAAGGCTCAGAAGTATATAGCACTGAACTGTCTGCTCTCGCAATGGCATCTTCATCCCAGTAACGCCTGTATTGACAGTTGCCAATCAATGGAGGCGTAGTGTTTTGAAGTAGCCAGTACACAGCCGTCAATTCTCCCCACCATGGATTTAGGGCGGAAATATTGTCACCAGAATCATCTAGAAGCTTTCCTTCTTTAATGCAAGCAGTTTTCTCGTCGCCTGTCAGGTTACAAGCATTGGCAACAATGATTTGTAAATTAGTACTAGAGGAGAAACGAAGCGGTGTGTTATTCATGCACACCGCAAACATTGACAAATCAGAGGGCTGCATAAACGTTCCTTGCCGCCCATAGCTCGTTGTAATTGTTCACGCCTTTGGCGCCCACTCCAGTGAGATCGCCCCCTCCAGACGGCTTGCTCCATGCCATGATCGTGCCATCGGGCAGCACGAACGCACGATTCTTTTGCTCGTGAGTGGGTGTTAGTTCTAGATAGTCGCCGTAGACGAAATTGGCATTGCCACCATTTGCAGCAAGAGCTGCCCCTAGTAACGTTGGGCCAGTGGGGCACAATGGAGTGATTCCGTAGTACTGTTCGTGACAGTTATTGACAATCATTTCAATGGCAGTGGTCAGTGCTATGTTGTCGGGCTTTGAATAAAGAACAGTGGTCGCGCAGGCCCAAGTGGTGTAGCTAAAGCGCTGAATATCGCGGAAGGCCAGAAATTCAATGCGATCTCCCACTTCCACTGGATTTACCACTCTGACGGCAATATCCATATACCATCCTCCAAGCTTATTCAGCAAGCAGAACCTGCCAAGATCAGCTTTATATGAATAGGGCTTCAAGCAATCGTAGGCCCATAGTACTTCTGCCGAATAGTTGGCTTCAATAAAAGCGCGAAGGGTTTCCTTGGTGTAAATTTGATGGTCTGCGCCTGGGAAAGCTTGACGCACAGTGCCAGTTGCGTGTCCCAAGAATGGTGACAGTTCGGCGCCATTATCAGAAAGAAAAATTTGTGATACTTGCATGATGATTAAACGATTTTTGCGGGGGTGCCAAAGCCCTTAAAAGATTCTTGGTCTTGACTCTGATTAAGCACTTCATTTACGATGCGTAGCATCTTTTTAGTGATGACAGGCCAAGTGAATTGCTTTTCATGGATACGTTCGTAGCACCAATTACCAGCGGCTTTCAAAGCATTACGATCCTCGTAGTAGTAATTAAGGATGTCAGTAACGCTGCTGGGGTCAGGCAGCAAACGCTCTAGCCCATAGTTCCTATCAGTTTCTGAACCGTTACAAGCAATGCGTGGAATATCATTAAAGATTTCCTTGAGGCTTGTATGGTCAGGAACCACTTGCGCCACTCCTGTAGCAGCGTGCTCAGTGTTTACCAGGCCCCATCCCTCGCCAATACAAGTGTTTAGGCCAATGTCTACACAGTTGTAAACTTTATTCAATTGTTCAATGGGAAGGCAGTTGTGAGTGGAGAAATGTGGGCTAGTGAGAATAAGCTTGCCAGCAGCGTCATACCCTGCATCACGCGCCACGCGCTTAAACAATGGAATCAACTCCCAGCCCATATCCTTAGCCCCCATGTTTAGCCACAGGCGAGCATCAGGCTTGTCCTTCGCAAATTCAACGAAGCCCTTGATGGTCAAGTCAATGCGCTTGCGTGGTTGATTCCTATTGCCATTGAAGACAATAAACGTATCCTCTGGCACGCCTAGCTCCTTGCGGCATTCAAGAGGATCAATGGGAAAGAATTTAGTGAAGTCCGTGCCGTGTGGAATGATGGAGATAGGCTTTTCATAGCCCATCTTGACCAGTTCTTCCCTGCCAAATTCCGTGTAAGTAGCGAGTCCGTCCCACTCACTAACGGGACCGTTTAGTTCAGGGAAAATACCGTAGCTGTCGATGGGCGCATATACAAAAAACTTAAAGGGAATTTTTTCCCTAAGAGGTTTTATTGCGTCCCACAAATTAATAGCCACCCACAGGTCGTTCGTCACCCATACGAGATCCGGCTGAATAGTTTGAACCAGTTCAGCAATACGATGGGAACCGAACGGGTCGGAGCCATGCACCATGGCTGGATAGGTCTTGTATTTAATAGCTTCTTCGTCGTGGTCGCCATGGTAATTAGTAGCAAGCACATGCACTTCATGCTCTTTTGCTAGTGCCGGAAGGAGGTATTCGGCCACTCGCCCAAAGCCCGTCTGAACAAAAGCGTCGCCTGCGTAAAGAATTCGTGCCACAAGAAAACCAAATCTTGTTTGATAATAGTGGCAAAACTACACGGGAACCACTGGCGCTTGTTGCCTGAAATATTTGACGGTGCATTTGCATCGTGCGCCACATGCGCAGCGCACACCAGGCATAGGAACGCTGCCAATAGGCACAATGCCACGCGCTGCATAGCCGAGACAATCTTGGCAATGCACTGCTTGAGCATCCAAGATGCGACGCATCAACGAAAACCCACGTTGCTGTTCGCGCATTTCCGTGCCTTGCCAATAAGAGCCACGCACCGATTGAGCGTACAAACCAATACGAGTAACAGCCATAGGAGCAGAGACACGCCCCTCCAGAAGGTCGCGGACAAAACCTTGTAGATAAGTGTATTCCGCACGAAGCCTTTGGCCGATACGACCATATTCCGCGCTTCCCATCTCGGCCCTTCCGCCGTAGCCAATGGTCGCTGCTTGAATGTGCGCTGCTTTAATTGCTTCACGAATGCTTCCTTGCCATTGATCAAGCGTGATAGAACCATCTCCTAACATCCGCGTGAAACGTTTTAGCTGCGTTTCCAGCTTGTCAATGCGACCATCAACAAGCTTACCCACTGATGCTTTGCTTAGGAAACGGCCCTTTTCGTCACGATAACGTCCACTGCGTCGGTCATAAGACCATTCAGCGTCCATCCTGGTGGACATAACGACGCTGCTGAACGAGGATAAGTCATTCAGCATTGTCAGCCTCTAGCAGCTCTTTGAACTGTGCAGGAGCTTCTTCCTTCCATTGCTTCATAGCATCTTCAATATCTTCGTCCGAAATAAACGCAGCCTCGTCAATGTCAGCAAGCATTAGCCCTTCCACTTTCATGGGCTCAATAGCGTCCACTTTGCTGCTAACAAGCTTTGCTGGCCCCCGACGATCGGGATCAGGATCAGCTTTGCGCTTGCGGGCTACAATCGTTTGACGCTCTTCCTTAGACATGGCTTGAGCTTTCGCCTGTGGAAGACACTTGGGCTTCCCTTCCTTTTCACCACGTCCGCCGCATGGTCCCATGATTTCACCATTGGCGCCAATTCTTACCCAGCCTTCCTTGAACCATTGACCAAGATCATCAGCATGGATTTCGCCATCGCCCCCTCTAAATGCACCACTCGTGGAGCCATGCTTCTCTTTATACATGCGCTTGTACTGTTGGACTACATAACCACTGGCATAAGCAGACGGCCACACTTTGAACTTTGCTTTTGCTGCAGCTACAGCACGACCATGAAGAGCTTTATCAGTGAAGGTAACATCTCCGCGTTCATGCTCTAAGTCGCCTGAAAGATACAAGCCAGCGCTATCTTCCACTTCTCTGGTGCCATCCATGGGAAGAGTGCCATTCTCTTCGTTCAAGGGATCACGACCTCCAGGAGGCACTTCTTTCTGGCCAGGAGCCTGCGGTAGCTCACGGGGGAGCGATGGGTCAAGAGTGAGTTCCATTGACCATTCAGAGCCGCCGTAACGCGCATCTGCCACTTCCTGCGGGTGTAGAACGCCAAGTTGAATGTAACGACCATCTACGGCTGCCACGCGGGCGCGAACGTCTGCTTTTTCCCTTTCGTTTAGTTCAAACA